GAGATACACCGTATAAGCAGAACAGAATTTAATCTTGGATCACGTAAACAAATAGGTGAGTACTTACAAAAGTTTGGATGGAAGCCCAAGAAGTTTACTCCTACCGGACAGCCTATAGTAGATGAAAGTACTCTTAAAAATATAGATGATATACCACAGGCTAAACTTATAGCTGACTATCTTCTATATCAAAAGCGCATAGCACAAATAAAATCCTGGTTAGAAAGTGCTGATGATGGTGGTAGAGTACATGGCTACGTTAATCCAAATGGTACAATCACAGGGCGAATGACCCACAGAGAACCTAACCTTGCTCAAGTCCCCAGTTCTAATTCTCCATATGGTAAAGATTGCAGGGCTTGTTGGGTTGTGCCAAAAGATTATAATCTTGTAGGCATTGATGCTTCAGGATTAGAATTAAGAATGTTAGCACACTACATGAATGACAAGGAGTTTACTGATGAAATTTTACACGGGGATATACACTCCGCTAATCAAAAAATTGCAGGACTTAAATCTAGAAATCAGGCAAAAACTTTCATCTATGCCTTTATATACGGAGCAGGAAATGAAAAGCTTGGAAGTGTGGTTGGTGGAGGCAAACAAGATGGTCAGCGACTTAAACAACGCTTCCTTGATAATCTCCCATCACTTAGAACTCTTAAAAATAGGGTTACAAGAGCAGCGTCAAAGGGATACATCAAAGGATTAGATGGTAGAAAGATATACATACGGTCAGCGCACTCTGCCCTTAATGCTTTATTACAGGGCGGCGGCAGTATAGTAATGAAGAAAGCATTAGAACTGTTGAATCAATACATAACAGAGCATGGACTTGACGCACACTTTGTTGCTAACATACATGATGAATGGCAAATAGAAGTAGCCAAGAAAGATTCCAAGAAAGTAGGTGAGCTTGGTGTATTGGCTATAAAAAATGCGGGGCGCTCATTCGACATGAGATGCCCTTTAGATGGTGAATATCACATAGGGGATAACTGGAGTGAAACACATTAAAAGCAGACTAGAAAAGAAATTAGTTAAAGCTATAGATAAAATGTGTAAGGAATGTATTTATGATCCTGGTAATGGAAGTTGGAGAGAGCAAGTAGAAAGATGTACTAGCTCCCAATGTCCACTTTTTATATATCGTCCAACAACAAAGGAAAAATAAAGTGAAGCGTACTAAACTTACCGACAGTAGAGTAGGAGACTTGTCAGAATACTATGCTATTACTTGGCTATGGGATCAGGGGTATGAGGTATTTCCAAATGCAGGTAGTCAGGGCATGGTTGACATGATAGCATGGCATCCGAAGACAGAAAAAATTATTCTTATAGATGTTAAAACATCCAGAAAAAGTAGATGGAATGCCAATGACGCATCTACCAGTAGAACGGCAAGGCAAAAAGAAAAGGGTGTGCGGATATTAACCTATAACGCAGACACCAGAAAATTAAAATTTGTGGGGCATAAAGATGAACAACTTGATTGAAGACATATACAAAACCATAGAGCCTTTATCAGACGGCCAAGCTTTAGACATATCTGAAGAACAGATAGAAGACTTTGGTGAGGCTATGAAAGATGTCATGCGCTCTTGGGCTAATCCTACCAAAAGGGATTCAGAATTTTCTTTGAGGATGTCTAACGTAGGCAAACCCTTAAGGAGATTATGGTACGATTCCAGATACAAATATGAAACAAAAGAATCCAAACCTGCGCCGCATACGCAAATTAAATTTCTTTATGGGCATATGCTAGAGGAACTAGTTAAGCTTTTTGTTTCTTTATCTGGACATGATATAACCGGAGAACAAAAGGAAGTAGTAGTAGATAGTGTTTCTGGACACATAGATTGTATAATAGATGGGGAGGTTGTTGATATTAAAACGGCCTCCGGCTTTGCATTCAATAAATTTAAACATGGAACACTGAGAGAAGACGATGCCTTTGGCTATCTAGGACAACTTGCGGGGTATGAAGAAGCGGAAGGCACTGACAACGGAGGTCTTCTAGTTATCAATAAAGAAAGCGGTGAGCTTTGTTTGTACCAACCAGAAGATTTGGATAAGCCTAATATTAGGGCTAAGATAAAAGACATCAATGAATCTCTTAAAAAGGACAAGCCGCCAGTATCTCTGTGCTACCCAACTGTTGGCGATGGGAGTAAGGGAAATAAAAAGATACATAAAAACTGCGCTTGGTGTCCTTATAAATTTAAATGTTATGAGGATGTCAATGATGGGAAAGGATTAAGAATATTTAAGTATTCTAAGGGTTATTCTTTCTTAACCAAAGTCGTTGTCGAACCTAAAGTACAGGAGGTTGATCATGAATTTAAAGACTTGCAAGAAAATTCGGAAACAATCTAAAGTTCTTTTGGTTGAATGGTTTAAAACATTAGTATCCGAAGACCAATCAAAACATATCAATGAGAAGAATATATTTACATATCTTTCTACGCAAACACATATCTTTGCTAATAACCAATTAAGATTGAGTGCTTATTCTTTTAAGTGGATGACCAAAAAGATAAAAGCTTTGGTAAAGAAAACAAACATGGACGTTGAAAAAGTGAGGTTAAAGGACATTGAAGAAAAGAGTTCGTAAAGGATATAGAAAACCCAGGATTAAGAGACCTAAAGAAAAGAATGTTCCTCCTAGTTATGATTCCAATTGGGAACATGATTTACATACTGGACTTTTAAAAGAATGGGATCACCATACAAAGGAAGTAGCTTATATAATTGAGCATATTTATGAACCTGACTTTGTTAGAATTATGGGCAATCAAATAATTCTTTTAGAAGCTAAAGGAAGGTTCTGGGATTTTGCTGAATACAGCAAGTATGTGTGGATCAAGAAGGCTTTGCCGCCTAATACAGAATTAGTATTTCTATTTGCTAATCCTTCTGCTCCTATGCCACAAGCTAAGAGGAGAAAGGATGGCACTAAAAGAAGTCATGGAGAATGGGCATCTGCAAATGGATTTGTATGGTATAGTGAAGACTCATTGCCAGATGAATGGGTAGACATAAATTATCGTAAAGACAATACTTTAACAATCGAAAGTGAATAGGAGATGACATGAGTATAGATGATGCAAGCCCCGCTGAGTGGGATGAAGTACACCAGAAGTTAAAGAATCTAGGGAATAGATATGGTGATGATGTTGATAGCCCCTTTCATTACAATAAAGGTAGCATAGAGTGTATTGATGCTATTCAATCGGCTTCAACCAAGGAAGAGTTTGAAGGATACTTGCGTAACAATGTGATAAAATATGTATGGCGATTTAGATATAAGGACAACATAAAAGATTTAAACAAAGCCAAATGGTACTTGGAGAAACTTATAGAAGAGGTTGAAAATGTTTAGCGCAAACATAAAAGGCGAGATGTTTTTTAGAGATATAGACGGTGATCTATGGCAGTATGAATTAAAAACAAATCCTCCCGAAGCTGCATACTGGGAGACTTATAAACTTAAACTCACAGATATAAAAGTTATAGCTGATGCTGACAATGAAACAAAGAGAAGAGTACGGCATGAGATATACAAGGACATCACAAATGTGGGATCGTAAGGCAGAAAGAACCCAAAGATATAACAGAAAGAAAAATTCAGTTAAACCAAGACCTAAGAAACGGAAGGAAAAACGCAAGGAGAAAAATGCTAATGACTGAGAAGATTGGTGTTCAGCCATATTTAGGCATACATATTAATTATGAAAAAGAAAATCTTTTAAATTCTTTTTCTAAAGAAACAATAACAGATCGATATTTGTGGGAAGGTGAGACTCATGCTCAACAAGCTTTTGCTAGGGCCGCTATTTTTGGTGCGACTTATAAAGGACATACTGATTTTAATCTTGGACAGAGACTTTACGAGTACGCTAGTAATCTTTGGTTTAGCTTCAGTACTCCTATACTTTCTAATGGGGGTACAAGTAGGGGTCTACCTATCAGTTGTTTTCTTAACTATGTACCTGATTCTAGGGATGGTCTTTCTGCTCATTATGATGAAAACATATGGCTCGCAAGTGGAGGTGGAGGCATCGGTGGATATTGGGGTGATATTCGCAGCAATGGTATGGATACTGCTAACGGTTCTCGCAGTACTGGATCAATACCCTTTATGCACGTTGTAGATTCTCAGATGTTAGCCTTTAATCAAGGGGTAACTAGAAGAGGAAGCTATGCTGCATATATAGATATATCTCATCCAGAAGTGGAAGAGTTTATTAATATGCGTAAGACTACTGGTGGAGATTTAAACAGAAAGTGTTTGAATCTTCATAACGCAGTTAATGTAACCAATGAATTTTTAAAAGCTGTAGAGAATGACGATGAATGGAGGCTAATAGACCCTAAGACTAACACGGCTGTAAAAATAGTTTCAGCTAGAAATTTATGGTTTCAATTATTACAAACCAGAATGGAAACCGGAGAGCCTTACCTAGTAAATATAGATAACTGCAATGCTGCTTTACCAGAGGAGCAAAAGAAACTAGGCTTAGAAATAAAACAAAGCAATCTCTGTTCTGAAATTACTTTACCCACAAACGAAGAGCGCACCGCAGTTTGCTGCTTGTCTAGCGTCAATCTAGAATACTTTGATGAGTGGTCTAAAGAAGATAATTTTATTTCTGATCTAATCACCATGTTAGATAACGTATTACAAAACTTTATTGATTCGGTTGGAGACAAACCTGGATATTATAAAGCAGCATACTCGGCCACGCGTGAAAGGTCTGTCGGTCTAGGAGCTATGGGATTCCACAGTTACTTACAAAGGAATAACATACCTTTTGAAAGTATGTATGCTGCTAGTTTCAACAACAAAGCCTTTACTCTTATAAAGGATAGAGCAGAAACAGCTACAAGAAAACTGGCAGAGGAGAGAGGAGAGGCTCCTGATATGAAAGGTAGTGGTAAACGTAACGCACATTTGCTTGCTATAGCCCCTAATGCTTCTAGCTCTATCATATGTGGAGGTACTAGTCCTTCAATAGAACCTAATAGGGCTAACGTATATACACATAAAACTTTATCTGGAAGCTTTAAAGTTAAGAACAAATATTTAGATGATATATTATATGAGCTTGTCCCAACTAAAAAGAAACGGGAAGAAATCTGGAAAGATATAGCGGCACATGAGGGATCAGTACAGCACCTAGACATATTACCTGATGATGTTAAGGAAGTATTTAAAACTGCACCAGAGATTAATCAAATCTGGATAATAGAACACGCTTCTATGAGACAGAAATATGTTTGCCAAAGCCAGAGCGTAAATTTATTTTTCAAATCCCCGCCAATAGAGGCAGACCAGGAACTTCATAATGATTTCTTGCAGTATTTAAATGATGTCCATTGGTCAGGAATTCATAAATTAAAATCATTATATTACTTACGATCTGATGCTGCCCGTAATACAGAAAATGTTAATATAAAAATTCCTAAGATTAATTTAGAGGAAGAGGAGTGTTTAAGCTGTGAAGGATAAACCAAATAACGAACACTATGATGCACTAGTAGGTTGTATCATGCAAGTTGAATGGGAAGATGCTTGGATAGATACTGAAGACCATCTTATAGATGAAGCTAAAAAATTAAAACCTGTACTAAGATCAAGCGTAGGTTACTTAGTAGCTGATAATGAGAATGAAATTATATTATCTACTGACCGCTATCATAGCAAAAAGGAAAA